NTCCGCTGCCTTTTTCTGAATCTTGCGCAGATAGAGCCATTTCAGGCCGTCGAAGCGCGTCATATCATCAAGCACTGCCTGGGCGAAAACGGCGTGACTCTTTGCCTGCCCACGAGTGCCACCATAGCCAATGAGCGAAGGGCCACCCGGTTCGTCGCACAGCCGGGCCATTGCGTGAAACTCCAATTGCTTTAACTGAGGCACATAGCCCCGCTGTAGGAATGCCTCAATTTGGTCCTGGGGGCAGCCTTTACGCCGGGCCAATTGGCCCAGGTTAATCAGCTTCCGGGTCTGCATCGCTGTCTGCATATCCTCTCGATAGCGCATCACCGATGGTGGTCAGCACATCGTCTGAGGCACTGTGCTCTATTTCGATTTCCTGGCGGTCCACAAAGAGGCCGTGAGCTTTGCCGATTAGTTCTAGTGCGTGTTCTGGATCGTGAAATTCAATGCGTGTGCCGTGGGCAGTCCGGTAGACTGCTTTTACAAGATGCGTCAATTGGGCCTCTACCAACGCTTCCCATTCGATAATTAACTCATCAGTCATTCCACGGCGATAGACAAACCGACCAAAGTCAAAGCGTGCCTTCTCTGCCAAGCGAATCAATACCTCATCAGCCGACATACAGACTTGCTCCAATCGCGCCTTGATATAGGCTTGGATTTCAGCATTTTGCAGCAGGCGATGGCCCTCGGTGCCAGGGTAAGCATATTCAGCACGTCGCGCTGCTTCTGAGGCATTCCAACAGCGCAAATACTCCTCTACAAAGACACGTCGTTTGTTGGTGAGTGCCATTACTCCTCAAATCGCCCCGAAAATGGGCCTGGGAGCCGTTCTAAGCCGTTTTGGAGCGAAATAGATAGCCTGGTATCTAACAAGAATTAATCAGCTTAGAACATTCTACCACAGTCCCTACGCTTTGACAATACAGGCAATGCAATTCCAACGGTCCCACACCCAGGCGTGTAACGTGCGTTTCTTGCAAATGGCGCAATAGCGGGTCTCGATCACTTCCAATCCCTCCGCCGATAGTCGGCTACGCAACTACGCGACCAGGTTCCCCATGATATAGAATCCCCCCTATAGTATATATTTACCTATTAGGGTTTAAGGTTGCGTAGTTGCGTAGTTGCGGTTTTTAGGCGTAAAATCAGTACGCAACCTTACGCAACCTACGCAACCTCAGAAGGGTAATGGCTCAGTTGGTGGCTTTCTGATGCCGAGATAGCCACGCAACCTATCTCCGGGCGCTTTCTGAAAGCCCAATTTTTTCAAGGTTGCGGAGAGCATCATTTGATGCCCACGGCGACTACTTCCGTGTAGCCCATTATCTTCCAAGATATCCAGAATCTCGTTCGTAGGCAAGAACCAATCTTGCTCAGGGTCAAGCTCGAAGTATTGTTGCAACATATCCTCAATAGGCTCTTCGATCTCGAATTGAGCATTGATATTTTTAGCCAGCGCCAACTCATCCTTCAGGAGCTTGCCCCGGTCGCCGGCCTTGTAATAGTCGTATGCTTCTGCCCAAACCTGGTTAATGTCTACCTTTTTGGAATACGACCACATAATGCTTTTGAGGGCCATAATAAGGAATCGGCGGTTGCCGGTAGAATCGGAAAGAAACCCGTATTCATTGTTAATGGTGCCGATGAAAGATGCAAGGGCAGGTTTTACGATGTCATTCCGACCATAGGGTTTACGAACGGTAACGGTTTCGGTCGTGAGGAAGAATTTCAAGGCATCCCTATCTGCCCGGCGCATCGTATTGCCAAGTTCCCCTACTTCCCATACCCACTTTCGTATAAGCTGTAGCTGGTGGTCTTTATTCTCTGGTTCGATGTTGCTCTCCACAAAGCGATTCGGGATAGGGGAGCAAAGCCACCGGGCAAAGTATGACTTGCCTACGTTCTGTGGGCCACTCAATACCAACATCGGGTTCTGCCCCTGGGCATACACTTTGGATACCGCACCGACCAACCAGGCTTTTAGCCAATCGTAGGCCGCTCCATATTCATCGATAAAATGTCGGGCAAGCTCTTTGATGTTGTGCTCACCATTGTAGGTGAGCCCTTCCAAATATTCTCGGATCGGATGGTAGGTGTTGCGATATGCCTCCGCTGTCCACACATCTTCCAATGCTGCCATCCCTCGGAATTTACGATCACGCATTTCCATTCTAATGGTAGCCCGGATTGCGTCTGTCATCCTTTCACCATTAATTTCGATACTATCATCCGTCTTATCCATTCGGAATTGATAACCGAGGTCTGCCAGTTCTCTGATGTGGGTAAAGACTCCAATAGGGGCTTCAATTGGCTGATGTAAGAGGTGGCGGCTGACTGGTCGCCACCTCGGAAAGCGTTCCCGGCCTTGATAGCCAGTTCAACACATTGGTTCTTGATGTTTGGTTTCATAGTTCCCTCAAAGCAAAAAAGGACTGCGTTGTCACAGTCTTTACCGGGCAGGGCAGAAACTATGACAACGCAATCCCTCTTCACTTCTGCCCTGCCCTGGCTTTCAGCGTAGCCCCATTATAGCACGATCTCAGGGCTTGTCAAATCCCTCCAGTACATCAAAAAAGGTTTCAAAGGTCATTGCCCCGATAGCTTCCAGGGCCTCATCAACGCTGCGCACGACGCAAACCTGTCCTTGCCAAGCACAATGCCAACGATGTTGGAGAGGGTTTAGTTTTCCCTGTTTTCCCTTGATTTCCAAAAGGAAATTAAAACCACGGAAACCTACAAGGATGTCGGGCACGCCATAGCCTGTTTCGTGTAAATGCTGTACCGATGCCCCTACCTTGCGCAGAGCGTCAACTATTTCTGGCTGGTTGGCGTCTACTCTTTTTGGCATAGTAAACCCTCTTTGGGAATGCGCCAGGCACGCCCTATCTTGAAAGCGTAGAGCTTGCCTGAGCGTATCCATTTGTAGATCGTATTGCGATGTACGCGCATCACATCCGCCGCATCGTTTACGGTCATTAATGGCTCCACTTCTCTCCACCACCTTGGTTCAAGTTCTGTTTTCATCACTCCGCCTCCGCTAACAATTCATCAATTTCATTGACAAGCTCTGCTTCCCAAATAGCGCAATCCCAAGCAAGCTCATCCCGGATTTTGAGGAGTAGGGACTTCATCTCAGGGGCAGCGCTGAAAAGAAGGGCGTTAGCTTTTGCATCTGCTTTGATACCTGCCGCTACGGATTCAAATGCTTCACCGATAATGTCACCATTGGCATCTAGAATCGCATAATTGCCGCCATCGTCATATGGCCCGCTAACGGATGATGGCCCTTCAATGTAAAATGGTCCCTTTGTGTGTGCCATCACTCCGCCTCCGCATCCACCCGCTCGCGCAACTGCATTCCGTAAGCGGTCAATTCGGCTTCGGTCGCTTCGTCGAACCAGGTTTGATCGATTTCATCCGGCTCTTTGAGTTGGTCGTTCAAGTCCTTGATGCGGGCAATGAGCAGCCCACAATTAGCCGCTACAATCTCCGCTTTCGTCTTTGGGGCTTCCTTGCCATTGGGCGCCGGCTGAGGCTTTGGCTGGTCTCCAGAGAGTAACCGCCTGAGTTGTTGCACAGCCTGGGGAGTGAATTGTTTACGATCATTGTCATAAGCTACCCATACGCTTTCGATAGCGTATAGATGACGGCCCAAGCCGAATTTGACACAGGCCCGCTTGAAGGATTGTGCTAAAGCACTGGTAGCTGTGTTCACATTCGCGCTGTCCTTCTCTCCGATGTCCCAACGGGTAACGCCACAGATAGTCAATCCGCAGGAAATAAGCTCACCAGACGGAACGATGAAGTAGTACTCATCTGACCAATCAGCGCCTACGACAGTATTGAGTCGGTCGATATAGTGGCGCACTTCAACGTAGGCCAACGCCAGCGCCTTCGTCTTGTCTTTGGTAGTCGCGCCGGGCTTAAATTCGATAATCTCAGCCGGAAACGGTTCGGCCAACAGGTTGAGAAGTTCTTGCGTCAATTCAGTCATTTGAGCCTCCTATAGCTCCAATCCCAACATCTTGGACACACGGTCCAAAGTGCCGGGTTCGGTATTCACCAACTTCACACCGCAGCGCTCGATTGCCGCCACCCGCTGAGCATAGCGGATGCGCTTCACGGCCTCGCCAGCGCTGATTTCGCCATTCATCGCCAGGCGTACGATAACAATTATCGCTGCGTCTAATGTGTCAGTTATCATCGTGCTTTTCCTTGATGAGTGCAGCCACGATCTTCTGAACCTCAGCCGGCGTGTGCCCAACCTGTCGCAATTCGTAGGCGGCGTCAACAAAGTTGATAACGCCATCTCGATAGTCGGTCTTGATTTGCGCTGTCTCTTTGGGATCGGGAGGAGTGCGCTTGACGTTAACTTTCTGTTTCGCCATCACTCCCCCTCTGTTTCCTGCCTCACGGCCTCTTCATAGGAGATGAGCCCATCGAGGCAATCCGACATCGGCCCACGTCCGACTTGATAGGTCTCGTGAATTTTCTTCTCAGCCGCCTTGACCAACCACACTGCGATCTGATGCTTGCAAGCGGGCTTGCCTTCAATCATTGGGGCGCGATATGAGGCATCGAAGCAGTTGCAGCCTCGGTCAAATGAGACAGTGTAAAACTTATACTTGGCTGATTCACTCTCTACCGTTGCGCCTTTGTCTTCAATAAAAGTGACCGCCCCATTGATCGCCAGCGACAGCGCCTTAGCAATGCGCGTGTAGCACCATACGCCCATCTCCTCCCTCACATCGTCGGCGGCATCGTACAGGGCTTCGACTTCGTAGGGGTCGTGTAGTTGGATGGTGCCGGTGCCATCACAGCGGGCACAAGTAATCTTGAGAACATACTCAGGCCCATTTGGCATCTCATAATCCCAATGCTGAATGTTAAACCCTCGTCCCTTGCACTCCGGGCATTCCTGCCAGCAAATGGCGGCGATCTCCTCCGCCCGCTCTGCTGCCAGGTCACGATTCTCGCGTGCGGATAGTTCTACTGTCGGGTCCATTTCGATCTCCTCTCTCGCAGCCAAATTTTGTATATGTCTGATTTGACTGCCCATTGGGGTATTGGTCGCGCCAACTGCCCCGATAGCCGCAATTGATTTAACTACATCTGCAAGTTTTCCCATCGTTTCCTTTCCCGCCTCAGCGGGTTAATGTTGCTGCCCTAGTGCCCCGTCCGGGTCGATTTGGCTTTCCCCAACATTTACCTAGTGGGCACAATCGCAGCATCGCCCGGTTTATGGCTACTTGATCTCCTCAGCATAAAGAAAGAATGGATCATCTACCCAACTTTCGATAAGCCACTCTAGCGATTTTGCTTCATCGATCACAAAATAATTACCTTTTGGGTGATAGAACCATACTTTGAACTTTTTCATTTCGATCTCCTTTCCCGCTTTTGGCGGGGCTATGCCCCCACGTCCGGTATCGAACCGGAACGGGCTATCATCCGTCGCCACCGTGGATCTCGTGGGGATATGTTACTCCCAAGTTTCTCTTATCCACGCCTCAAGTGCTCCCTGTAATTGAAGCACTTGTCGCCTAGTCAAATGCACAAGTTGTTTTCGCCGTTCTTCACCTACCATCAATGTGAGATAAGTACCGTCCTCGGTTTCAAGGATAATCTCACTATTCACTGTATCAACTCTTGATTGCCATTGTTCTGCTTTCATCTTGATCTCCTGTCTATCTTGAATTCTAATCTTGATACCATCATACCACATTTGTTAACAACTGTCAACAAAAAAAGATAGGCCAATTGACCTATCTTTCATAGTGCATTTGCTCTATCTTCTGCTACATTCTACTCAAAGTGCGCTTCCAAGCGTCTTCGGTTTCGTCTTCAGGCGCGACCAAGCTTACCACCTCCTCTCTATATTTCTGCACCAACTCGTGATGGTCTCTGTCGTTTACCATCGCCGCTGCCATCACGCCCAAAAATGCTTTAATGTCCGTAATGCTCACGAGATTATCTGCTACCCAATCCTCAGCCTCTTCGGGGCTATCCCAGGAGATGCTATGGCAAAAACGAGATAAGGCCGCAATGGCGCTGTTAAGGTCCTCATCAGCCGGCTCATACTTAGCAAGATTAAGCCCCCCTTCCTTGACCACTCCTCGTGGTTCATCAGTGGTTTGCTCTTCCAACCAGACTTTAGCTGCGGGGATGTCATCAGGAAAACCGGGAACAAGGCAGAGTTCAAAAGCCCGAAACTTGATTTTGCCGGGCTCCGCCGGAACTGTCACGAGCATCCGGCCCGGATCGCGTTGGCCGTGCCTGCGCTTGTAAATCTTCATCCCAGAATCATACTTTCCAGACGGATGCTGTTGAACGTCGGAGCCGTAGCCCCGGCAAATGTGTATTGATAAACGTTGAAGTAATTCATTCCAGCGCGTGGATCGGCAATGGCATCGACCATATAGGCCAGTGTAGCGGTATCTGTCTGGCTAAGCATTACGTAGGCACCCACCCCGGCAGCATTCAGATAGATTTGCAATGCGGGGTTGCCATCCCCTGCCGCATCCCGTGTTACGTTCACGTTTGCTGTCGCCATTACCACATCTTCGGCCACACCCAACACGAAAGAGCATAGAATGGTTGTGTCATTATTCCAGGCACGCCACACCGCCGTGTTGTAGTCGTGCCCGGTGGCATCGGCAACTAAAAGGCGTCTGTAAACTCGATTATAGTAGCTCCAGACAAGCCTATTTGCCAGGCTATCTTCAGTCTGCCCTTCGACCGCTGTCGTTCGGCAAGTGCCCAGATAGCGCCTGGTCGTTGCTCCGTTTTTAACGTAAACACCATCTTGTGTGGTGACTCCCGTCGCCCTGGTCGTGTCGTTTGTCCAAGTCAGACATTCCAACGTGACGGTGCCAGAATCGGAGTAGGCGAACACGTCAAAGGGCAGTGATGTCGTTGCCGGTACAGATACGCTTTTCTCGGTCAGAACGTGCGTAATCCAACCGGTGCCATTATAGAGACTGATGCGATTGCCGCGGAAGGGGGTAAAATAAAGTGTGGTTTTGGCCGTCTGGTCTGCCAGGCTAACCGGCGTGCCACTCACCAAAGTCAACCTTCCCTCACACAAACCAGTTGGTCCTTCCTCCCCAATCGCGGTTTCGATAGCCACGATGCTATCGCAAGGATTGTTAACGTCGGCGGCCATTACGTAATCAACATTGTCAACGTGCGTGTCAAATGTATCGATTGCGCCTGGAAAGTTAGTGCCCACTGTAAATCCCTCTACTGATAATCCCGCAAATCACCCAAATGATGGGCACCAAAAGCACAGGAACAACGATCATAAAAGCGATTGACGTTAAAAACATAATCTCTAACATTTGAACCTCCTAACTGTACGGCGTGAGATAAGGCTCCAGGACAAAAGTCGTCTGCACTGAATTACCATTCTCGGTTAGCCATTTGTGCCGGATGGCTCCAACTCTGTAATTGGCGTCGATAGTATGCTCTGAGATTGTCAATTCTACTCTATCGTAAAGATCAAGGTAGAATTGGATCGCCGGTCGATTTTCAACTCGGATCGTGGGCAGCACTTGACGCCCTTGTAATTCGGCCAATAGATAAGCTGCGATGGCTTTCGCGTCGTCATTGCTCTCTTGCCAAAACGAATTGATTGTCAATGGCTTGACGCCATAAATATCTTGGCTGGCTTGATTATTGGCTCGTTGGGTGCTGATGTCAGTTGGATAGACAGCATCACCGTTGACCCGGAGAAATGTGACATAGCCATCTTGGGCGGAGTTGTTATAGATCGTGACTTGCACACCATCGCCAACCTCACCCTCCGTTAAGATGCACCAATCGCTGAGATCGTTTCCACCTCCACCAACCGCGCTATTTACGGCAAAGCTGGTTACGGTATCCTTGCCACACGCAGATTTCAAGGTCCCTCGTGGTTGTGAACCGCTGCCAGGCGCCAACGCGATGTTGTTGAATACGCAATCAAGGGTCAGATATTCGTGAATTGCAATGGCTGGAGTATCTCGCAAACGAAATAAACCGGTGCCAATTTCTATATCTTCATCCAACAGCTTCGGTGTGGCAAAGATGTCGATATTATTGCGGATCACGTCCCACGGCTGAGGGAAGACGATATCTGTTAAAATCTCTGCCTGGTCTACTGCCAAGGTCCGATTGTGAGTGTAATCTCTGCCTCTGAAAACTGCCTTGCCGTCCCGGTCGTGAAAGAAGATTCCAATCTCTGCGTCAGTTATCTCTCGGATAGCTGTTAACGCATTTTCCTTCCAGGCCCACCAGTAATCTAAATCATCGAGAGAATCGGATAAGTCCAAGGGCCACTCAGTCGTAGGCCAATCAGCACCGGTCAAGATGTCGCTTATGCAGGCGTCCCGGTCCTGCCCTTCTTTCAGGCCAACATAGACCGTATGTTCATTCAGCCATCTAAGGCCATCCTTGACCTTGATCATAGCCAATCGCTTGCCATCTTTAACCAATGGCTGAATGTCAGTGATGATTCCGCGCATCACGCCATAGTTTGTGTTAGTGCTGGTATCAAGGCAGGCGATTCTTACGAATTTGCCCGGCAGGACATTTGGGTAAAGAGGAGAATCCGTGTTGAATGGATCATATCGGCCATCTTCATTGTCAAATATCCCAATCGCTTCGCCAATTTCTGGATACTCGAACCCTTCCCCCCTGGGGTCAATTAAGTGCTCTCTACCCCGTCGCACCGTTAGATCGCTCATTCTCAGCGATTCATTGCCGCTTGACCAGTAGCCATCCCAGGCCACAATGAAAGTCCAGGATAAAGTAGTAGTTGGGGCAGTCGTCCCGTAATAGGTGCCATCCCCATACTTGAACGTGCTGAATTTAGGCATAACCCAATTCCCGGAGACCCGCCCGGATGAAAGGAATTATTTTGTTTTCTGCCTCGGCTTGATCCGCCAATGATACCGTAGGCGAATAGGTGAGATTGACGACCACGCCGCCGCCACCACCAGCCGCAGCCCCACCGCCAGCCGTCACAGCCATAGTACCAAAGTCCAAGCCCTTCATCGCATCCCCAATACCTCTGAGTCCAAGCTCGAAGGGCGTGGGCGATCCTGGAATGAGCCAATCTGGAATTGCGTCGATCGCATCCTCCGCTGCCCGCCTCATATCATTCCAGGCCCCGATTACCCAATCTATCGCGGTCTTGATTTGCTCTATGGCCCAGGCAAGGCCCTGGAAAGCCAGGGCTGTTAATTCGATGGCTGTGATGATTACACCTAGCGTAGCCTCAAGTGCTTGCAAAACTACATCTGTCCCTGATACTTCCTCGGTGTTGAGACCAAACGCCTCGGCAATGCGCTTGATCGCATCATTGATTAAGACCAGGGCAGGCCCCAAACTTTCCTTGAGTCGCTTGGTGAATTCCTTAAAAACCTCTAAGGCTTTGGGCATTATTTCGACAACCCAAGCTGTGAAATCGGCCAGAAGTGGCGTGAGCACTGGCAGAAGTTCAGCGCCCATCGCTGTGGCTCCCTCGGAGATTGCCGCCTTTAAACCTCTCATTTGATTGGTCCAACTCCCGGAGGTCGCCGCCGCGTCCCCCTGCGCGTCTGCGGTCCCTGCATAGATAATATTCAGCCGGGCTTGAACCTTTTCCTGTTCAGTCGCCGCACTGATGCCTTCCTCTACCCCCATCCGTAGCAATTCTTGTTCAAGCGTGGTTTGGGTGATGACCACGCCATATTTGCGCATAGTTTCGTGGTTGCCGACAATGGCAGATTGCAAATCGAGCATCACCTGGTCATCAGCTACGTTGTTGAAACTGCCCATATCGACGGCTAGTTTAGTCAATTCGATAGATAAGCCCTTTGCTTCATCCCTGGCAAATCCCAATGGTACGAATGTGTCCTGTACTGTCGATGCCATCTCCATAAGTTCAAAGGTAGACCGGCCCACAGCATTGCCGAATTCGTCAAGCTCTGCCTTAGCTGCCGGTGCGGATGTGCCGAAAACCACGTTAAACTTGGCTTCCATCTCCTCCGCATCAGCGCCCAGCGTGACCAGCTTCGTGCCCAGGCCCACAACCGCGCCGGTCAATAACGCCACGCCGCCGATAGCCGCCGCTCCCGCAGCCAGGCCGACTCCGGTCAACTTCCCAATAGAACCAGCGATGCCCTTAATCCCTTTCGAGGCATCGCCGGTCTGGTCAATTCTGATTTCCAGTTTTCTAACGGAGGTCACAAGCTCACCTCTTGCTTGCTTTCCTGATAATGCAATTCGACAAGTCGCGCCACCCAGTACATCGGCTCTTCGTCAAGCACTGATGGCATCACTCCGAGTCGTCTGGCGAGGAGGAGGGTGCCCACCCATTCAGGAAGAATTTCTCGACTTTCGCGTCCTGACTTAATTGCATCGATGTAGAGGGTAAGGGCGCGTCTGTCGTTTTTTTTACCTTCGACAGATCACCGAAGTTCTGGTTGAATAGACCGGCCAACTCGCGCATTTGGTCGATGCTGAGTTCATCAACAAATGAGACATCGATTGGGAGAGGATCGCCGGTCTCTTCATCCACGAAATCCCATTCCTTTACCATAGAAATTGCATAGGCAAGGTATTCGGTCTCTATGTCCTCCCCTTCGTTTTCCCTGGCAGCCAACTCACGAGCCTGCCGGTAGTGTTTGAACTTGATCGTTTTGAATGTTACGGCCATCTCGGCCTCCCAGGCATCACGCCTATA